ATAAGGACTTTATTAAGGCTGGCCGCAAGATCGTTGAGCGTTATCGGGATAAGCGCGGGGTTAGTGACAACTCGCGTAAATACAACATCCTTTGGTCTAACGTACAGACATTGATGCCTGCCGTTTATGCCAAAAAGCCAAAAGCGCAAGTGCAGCGTAGATTCAAAGATGCTGATCCGGTAGGCCGCTGTGCTTCGCAGATTCTCGAGCGTGCTTTACAGTTTGAGATTGACCATTACTCAGACTATGACAGCACAATCAAAAACTGTGTGCTTGACCGCCTGTTGCCCGGGCGCGGCACGACTTGGGTAAGGTTTGAGCCTGCCGATACACCAGAACAGCCCGAAGCTGCCCAAAGCCCGGAACAGATCACAGACGACAGCGCATCTGAAAGTATGGGCGCTTACGAGTGCAGCCCTTGTGATTATGTGTATTGGGAAGATTTCCGGCACTCACCTGCACGGACTTGGGAAGAGGTTACATGGGTTGCGCGCCTTGTCTATATGGGCAAGGATGAGGGTATTAAGCGCTTTAAAGACATATTCAAAGACGCGCCCTTAGCTCACGAGCCTATTGGCATTGATCAAATGAAGTCTGACGGCATGGCCGCTGACCAGATTGATCGCATGAAGAAGGCGAAGGTCTGGGAAATCTGGTGCAAGTCTGAGAAAAAGGTGTACTGGCACGCTGAAGGCTTCCAGGAGATTCTGGACGTGCGGGATGACCCGCTTGAGCTGGAAGGCTTTTTCCCATGCCCTAAGCCGATTTATGCGACGCTGACCAGTGACACGCTGGTGCCGGTGCCTGACTTCAAACAGTACCAAGACCAAGCCAAGGAAATGGACGAGCTGACCGCACGCATTGCGATGCTGGTAAAAGCCGTTAAGGTAGTGGGCGTATATGACGCAAGCCACGCGGGTATCCAGCGCATGCTGAATGAGGGTGTGGATAACACGCTTATCCCCGTGTCCACATGGGCCATGTTTGCCGAAAAAGGTGGACTTAAGGGCGCAGTTGACTTCATGCCGATTGATATGGTGTTGACTGCTTTAGCTGGTTTGTACACAGCACGCGATCAGGTCAAACAAATTATTTATGAGATTACCGGGCTATCGGACATCATTCGAGGCGCATCGGTAGCCTCTGAAACTGCTACGGCGCAACAGATTAAGAGTCAGTTTGCTTCCCTACGCTTAAAAACGCTGCAGTCGGACGTGGCTCGGTTTGCATCTGACTTGCTACGCATGAAAGCACAAATTATGTGCAGCCTGTACCGTCCCGAGGTACTGGTGGCAATGTCCAGCATCGAAAGCACGAAGGACGCTGAGTACGTGGAGCAAGCAATCCAACTGCTGCAAAACGATGTACTTCGCGCCTTTCGCATTGAAGTGGCCACTGATTCAATGGTGGAACTGGATGAGGCAGGCGAAAAAGCCAGCCGCATGGAGTTCTTGACAGCAGCGGGCGGGTTCTTGCGTGAGGCTATCCAAGCACCGCCTGAAATGGCTCCGCTTTTAGGTGAAATGCTTATGTTTGGCGTTCGCTCGTTTAAATCAGGCGAGGCGATGGAGGCCAGCCTGGAACAGTTCATTGCACAGCAGGCAGAAAAAGCCAAGCAGCCCAAGCCGGAGCAGCCTAACCCCGAGATGTTGAAGATTCAAGCCCAGCAACAGGCGGCACAAGCCAAGTTGCAAGCCGATCAACAAACCGAGCAGATGCGTTTACAGGCACAACAGCAAAGCGAAGCCCTGCAAGCGCAAGCCGATGAGCGCCGCATGCAGGCTGAATTGAATCAAGAAATGATGCTAGAGCAGTTCCGCGCACGCCTTGAAGGTGAACGCGAAGCCGCCAAGCAAGACCGCGAGACGGCCGCAAAGCAGCAAGAGATGGCGATGGGCTTGATGTTTGACAAGTTCAAAGCCGTGCTTGATGCACAAACAAAGATCGACGTAGCGCAAATATCAGCCAATGCCGTGATGACCGCACAACAAGACCAAGCATCCGACGAGGCGGTGGCATGAGAAAAACATGGAGGCATTCGCAGAGCCGCAGAAGAGGCGGTAAGGCGGGTTTTGGGCTGAGTCGATCAGTCGCAGTGCAAGCCACCCTCGGGTGGTTTTTTTTTGTCTATTTGGAGCAATAAATGATTGAAGAGCAAGGTGAACAGGCAACCCTGGACACCAGCAATGAACCGCAAGACTTGCGCTCGGTGCTGGAATCCGCAATTGATAAACAGTCGCAACCAGCGGAACCCGTCGAGCCGGTAGAAGACAAGCCAGCACGGACACGCGACGAGGCCGGACGCTTTACCGCCGCCGAACTGGCACAGCAAGCCGCTGATAAAGCCGCTAATCCAGCCGCTGAAATAACGCCAGCACCAGCACCAGAAAAGCGCCCTCCTTCCTCATGGAAGAAAGAAGCTGCAGCAGAATTCGACAAACTTCCTCCGCATGTACAGGACGAAGTGTTGCGCCGGGAGACGGATTTTCACAAGGGCATTGAAGGCTTCAAGCAACACGCAGACTTAGGCCGAAGCATGGAGCGAGCCATCCAGCCCTACATGCAGACCATTCAGCAATTGGGCGTTGCACCAGACCAAGCGGTAGGCGCATTGCTCCGCGCTGATGCAATGTTGCGCAACCCAGACCCGGCGCAGCGTGCGCAGTATTTTGCTTCGCTTGCCCAGCAGTACGGCATTGATATGGGACAAGCCGCGCAGATTCCGCAGCCCGACCTTTATACGTTTCAACTTGAGCAGCGGCTGCAACAAATACAGCAGCAACAAGAGAGTTTCCAGCAGTCTCAGCAAGAGCAGCAGCGCCAATCACTCAACAGTGAATTGCAAGCGTTCGCAGCAACGGCAGAGCATTTTGAGGCAGTCAAAGAGGATATGGCCGCGCTTTTACAAGCGGGACGCGCCACAGACTTAAAAGACGCCTACGACAAAGCGGTGTACGCCAACCCGCAAACGCGGCAAACCTTGCTTGAACAGCAAAGGAGCGAAGCGTTAAAGCAGGCGCAGTCAGCAGCCCTTGCCAACCGTGCGAAAGCCGCATCGGTGTCGGTACGTGGCAGCTCCCCTGCATCCGGCTCTGGCGCAGCACCAACCAACCTCCGAGCAGCTCTAGAAAGCGCTTGGGAATCTTAATTTTATTTGGAGTTAAACAATGGCAACCTTCGCCAACATCAGTGACATCATCACTGCGGGTATCCAGTCCCGTACCGGCTCACTGGCCGATAACGTCAGCCAGAACACCGCTCTGCTGCTTCGCCTTAAAAAGCGCGGCAACGTCAAGACTTTCAGTGGCGGTAACGTCATTCTGCAAGAATTGGCATACCTTGATGCTTCTACCCGTAACGCTGGCTCGTACAGCGGCTACGATGTGATCGACATCACCCCAAACAGCCCAATCTCGGCTGCTCAGTTCGATATCAAGCAGTACGCTGCTGCGGTGTCGGTATCCGGTCTGGAAATGCTCCAGAACGCGGGCAAAGAGCGCGTGATTGATTTGGTTGAAGGCCGCATCATGGTGGCAGAAGCTAACTTGATGGATCGCATTTCTGCTGGTTTGTATTCCAACGGCACTGGCAACGGTGGCAAGGACATTACAGGTTTGCAGGCCGCTATCGCTGTTGCGCCTACCTCTGGCACTTATGGCAACATCAACCGCGCCACTTGGACTTTCTGGCGCAATGCGTCATTTGGTGCTGTGACCAACGGCGGCTCTGCTGCAACCTCGGCAAACATCCAGTCTTACATGAACCGCTTGGCACTCCAACTGGTTCGCGGTACTGACTCGGCTGATTTGATCGTGGCTGACAACAACTATTACCGTCTGTACCTGGAAAGCCTGCAAGCTATCCAGCGCGTAGCGTCGGAAGAAATGGCTGCTGCTGGCTTCGCCTCGCTCAAATACATGGGCACGGGTAAAGCCGCTGATGTGGTGCTTGACGGTGGTATTGGTGGTTCTATCAGTGCCAACACCATGTACTTCATGAATACGAAGTTCTTGCACTTCCGTCCGCACGCAGACCGCAACTTTGTGCCAATCGGCGGTGACCGCACCTCTGTTAATCAAGACGCTGTAACCAAGCTGATCGGCTGGGCTGGCAACTTGACCTGCTCTGGCGCTCAGTTCCAAGGCGTTTTTCACGCTGGCTAATCAATGGGGCTTCGGCCCTGTTGTTCATTCACATTTTTAGGAGTTTCAAATGGCATCACCATTTACAGTTACGCCCGTTTTGGGCATTGACCTCAATACCATCACCCACGCGGCTGATGTCGGCACAACCGCAGAGGATGCACCTCAGTTGGGTACGCAAGTATTTGCCACCAATGGCCGTATTTACGTGTATTCACAAGCTAACGCCGTTATTTCCGCAAGCGATGCAGATTGCACCGTCAACGCAACCACGTTTCTGGCTACTGCTTCCGGTGGTTCTTACCTGTCGCCTGCTGTGGCGATGGCTTCGGGTGACCGTGGCTGGTTCTCACGCGCTGGCGTTTAAGGAGTAAAGCATGGCAATTCCAACCCGGCTTATGGGTTCGGGGTTCTCAGCACAGCAAGCAGTTAATGCCTGCGGCGATGTGGTTGACACCATAACCGCCGCCGGCACGACCCATGCTGACGCAACAGGACTCTCAGCCGCGATTAACCGCGTGACTACCGCTGCGGCGTCAACAGGTGTTCGCCTGATGGCCCCCGAGGCTGGTTCAGCCGTTGTTGTTATCAACTCAGGCGCTAACGCCGTGCTGGTGTACCCCAGTACCGGCGCAAGCATTAACGCCTTGACTGCTACTACTGGCGGCTTTTCAGTCGCTGCTGGTGGTCGCGCTATGTTCGTGGGAACAGGCTCGGCCAACTGGTTCGCTATTCTTTCAGCATAAGCCCTTCGCCCCGGTGGGCTAAACCGGGGCAACTTTAAAAGGAACTACTGTGGACAACTCCCCAGCCAATCTGTTTGTTGAATTTTATGAAGACGCTTTAGAAATACCTTTTAAGAGCGAACAAGAAGGCCGCCCGGTCTATGAGCAGCGCGTTTTTGTGCGAATCATGGTTCCAGGTGATGCAACGTCAATCATTGAGACGCCTGCTACTGAACAACACAAACAAGAATACCGCCGCCAGTTTGAACGCTTTGAAAAAGGCATGAAAGATGTAATCGACGGCACGCCGCTATCGATGTGGCCTGTTGTGAACAAGTCTCAGGTTAAAGAATGCGAATTCTTTGAGATACGCTCGGTCGAGCAACTGGCTGAATTGTCTGATTCAACCTGCAAGCGCATGGGGATGGGTTACATGGAACTACGCAGCAAGGCCAAAGCATGGCTATTAGCCGCGAAAGACTCTGCACTGGTTACGCGCCAAGCCGCTGAAAATGACCGCTTGCAAGGCGAGATTGAAGCCCTTAAAGAGCAGATCGCGCAAATGGCACAGCCTAAGCGCGGTCGGCCTGCAAAAGAAACCGAAGAGGCATAAACCATGAATCTGCTGGAACTGACGCAACAGATGTGCTACGAGGTCGGCATAGCCGCGCCTACGCAAGTAGCGGCATCGACTGATCCGCAAATCCAGCAGATTTTCGCCCTCCTGAATCGCTTTGGCCGTGACTTGTCGCGCCAATTCGTCTGGCAAGAGCTGGATAAAGAATATTTACTGACCACCGCAACGCTAGTGACCACGGGTAACGTGACGCAAGGCAGTGCGGTGGTGACTGGCATCCCCGACACCACGGGATTGACAACCAATTGGGGCGCTTCTTTTGTAGGCGCTGTGCCGTTCTCCCAGATCATTTCTGTAGGTGTAGGCACGGTCACGCTTAACCAGCCGTCAGAGGCTACAGGCGTAGGCATTGCTATCAACTTCGGTCAAGTCAACTACCCGCTGCCGGCAGACTGGCTACGGCAGATTGAACAAACCGAATGGGACAGAACAAACCGCTGGCCTTTGAATGGCCCAAAGTCGGCGCAAGAGTGGCAGAACTTCAAAAGCGGCATTGTGTACGCTGGCCCTCGCTTGCGGTTCATGATTG